AAAAAGTTATTTTAACTACTATTGGAGATCCGGACACATTACTTGTCTCCTTGACAAAAGAACAAGAAGAGTCAGATAAAATACTTACTATATATAATAAAAACATTTCATTTATTAAAGATAAGTTGGCTTCATTAAAATCAGAATATACTTTATTATCAGATAAAGTTTCCGGCTCTCGTGCAAAAATCTCAAGTATTACAAATACAGAGTCTATTTGTAAAGACGGTATAGCAAAATCACATAAAACTATCGAAGATTTGAAATTAAAAATTGCCTCCCTACCAAAAGAAGCAAAAGACATTCAAAAAGAATTAGATAGTATGCAATCTTGGGTAGATGAGCATAAAAAAGAACAAATTGATATAGAGCCTTTAAATATTGACGCCTCCAAGTTATTAGAAAAGTTCTTAATTGCAAAAAATGCACTGATAATTGTCAAAGTAAAACTTGAAGAATTAAATCATCCAATTACAGAAGAAAAAAATTGCTCACATTGTCATCAAAATATATCAGAAGAACATAAGCATAATTGGACTATTAAAAATAAAGAAGAAATTCTAAAGTTAGAAAAAGATAAAATAACTCTAAATAAAGATCTGCTAGAATTAGCAGATAGTAGAACCGAAGTAGATACCCTTATCGGCACACGTATAGCTATTAAAAATACATTATCTACTTGGGAATCTAAAATAGATTATTTATCTAAAGAATTAGAAGCAAAAAGATTATTATATAAAAATTATAATGTGCTTCTTGAAGATCATATAGTATCCCTACGTTCTAAAAATATTGAATTAGAGACTATTCAACAAGAATTATCTGCCTTAATTGTTTTAGATAAAAATAATTTAACTTTTAATAGATTAGATGAATTAAGGCTTGATATAACAAAGTCTTCAAACAAAGAAACACAACTTTCATCAGAAATATCAAATTTGATAGGTAAGCAGGCTATTATCAAACATAAAGTTGAACAATCTATTCTTAATAGGATTAAGATTATAGATCTTAAAAAAGACATTCAAGAATTAGAGAAATCATTACAATTACATTCGAAAGTAATTCAAGCATTTGGTTCAAATGGAATTCCTTCACTTATTACGCACAGTATTCTCGATGAATTGCAAGGCGAAGCTAATAAATGGTTACTAAAATTACGCCCCGGACTACAGTTACAATTTGTTGTTATTAATGATAAAAATACAAATAAAGACAAAGACAAAGAAGATACATTAGATATACTATATTTTATAGATGGCAATCAGAGAGAGTATAAGCAACTTTCTGGCGCCCAGAAAATTATAGTTTCATTATCTCTTAAATTAGCAATATTATTTATAATAAATAAAAGATTGGGCGTCGATATTAAGTTAATGCTATTAGATGAAGTAAATCAGCCGCTAGATCCTGGTAGCACCGAAATATTTGCAGAAATCATTAAAGTTATTCAAAATGAACTAAAAGTTTTAGTCATTACACACGATGAAAATCTTAAATATAAATTTTCACACACAATTTTAATCGAACAAGATGAAAACAATGTATCTAAAGGTCGATTGTGTATTAATACACATTAAATAATAGGATTAGCGTGAGTAAAGAGGTAAAAATTTGGTATGTGTATCTTGATTATACGGTAGAATATATACCAAGAGTATTTTATTGTGGTAAAGGTGAATTAGTAAGAGTAAACAATAAAACTTCTCGTAATAAATATTGGAAACATATAGCAGATAAATATGGTTGGCGTCGTGAAATTATCCTTGGCACCAAGGATGAAAAATGCGCATTAGAAATGGAAGTTGCCAAAATTTATGAACATAAAACTTTTGAATCGGATTGGTTTGAAGGAATTGGTTGGGGGGCTAATTTTACAAGAGGTGGTGAAGGGGTAAGTGGTAGAATTTGTTCAGAAGAAGAAAATTTTAGAAATAAAGTATCACATACTGGTATAAAGCAATCGGCAGAAACAAGACTTCAAAAAAGCTTATCTTCTAAGGGAAGAGTTAAGTCAGAAGAAGAAAGAAAAAATATAAGTAGATCTAAAATGGGCGAAAAAAATCCTCAATCATTATTGAAAAATGACGATATCATCATTATAATTAATAAATATGCAACTGGTAATTATACTCAAAAACAATTGGCACAAGAATATAATATAAGTCAGCCAGCTATTAATATGATTTTAAATAATAAAAGATGGGTAAAATAATATGATAAAAATAGCTTTATCCGGTAAAGGCGGGGTCGGTAAGAATACGGTCGCTTCGCTCATAGCACAAGATACTTTACATTTACAAAATAATGAATATATGATTGTAGCATTTGCTGCTCGTATTAAACAAATTATTCAAAATTTATTTCCAGGATGCGACGAGGATGCGTTGTATGGCGCCAGTGCATTAAGACAAAATGTTATTACTTCTGATCTTGATATTCCCTTTAATAAGGACGTTACTTATAGACAGGTAAGTTGCGATATTGGTAAAATAGGCAGAAGTTATAACCAGCTTATATGGATTGCGCATATGGCACATCAATTAAAAACGGCGCCATCAAATACTAAATTATTTATCGTGTCTGATTTAAGATTTCTGGATGAATTTACTTGGGCTAAAAATAATAATTTTATTATGTGCCGCATCAAACGCAACGAGCAGCTAGTATTAAATGATATTTCCGAAACAGAACAAGATGAGTTGAAAGATAATCAATTTGATATTATTATAGATAATAACTGCCCTATAGAAGAATTAGGCAAACAAGTTACACTAGTATTAGATAAACACTTTTCTAATAATAAGGCATATTTACAAGCGCGCAATGCAGCAATCTGACAATATCAAAAAACTATTTATTAATAAATACGCCACTGTAGGTGAGGAAAAGTTCTATAAATTTCTCATCACTTATGCGTTAAACCGTATTGTTGAGCCAGTAGAAAAAGATAAAAATTCCCTTAATCCTGCCCTGGAGCTAATGGATTATTATGATATGTTTTTAAAGCTTTATAGGCGTGAAGGTGATGAAATTTATTTAGAATTATCACATCAATTTAGAAAAGCTGGACACCGAATATATCGTATAATGTTAAAAAAGGGATTGGTAGAGAAAAATAATAAATTTCTACAATTAATATAATATGGTTGTAATTTCTATTCTTTTAACAGAATCATCAGAGCAGTTGGTAGCCGGATTTCCCAAAACTATTGCGCTCTCTACCAATGTGCCCGCAACCATTTTCTATACAACAGATGACTCAACTCCAACAACTTTATCATCGGTATACACTGTTCCTATCGTATTACCAACAGATGTTCTTAAATTTATATTAAAAGTATTTGCTACAAATGGCGTAGACAGTTCTTCAATTATTACAACAACATATTCAACAAATATCCTTGATAACGCTCGGCTACCTCACGCTACTTTATCAGATGATTCTAATAATGCCCCTTATTCTCAATTTCCCTTTGGTAGCAACTCACCTTCGCCCACCGTCCAATATTTAAATCCAGGTAAAGCCGGAGTAACGGTCAACGATCCCACACTACCTGCCATTACATACGGATATGATGCGGATGGAAATCCTATAGGCACAAATGAAAAATTTGACGACTATATGAATATTTATTCAACAACCGATTATGAAAATAAGACCTTACCCAATGTAGGCGATTTACCAGGCAAGGTAACTATAGTGGGACGTCGTAGCGCATTAGAATATTCTCCTAAAGAATCTACTCGTCAAAGTGCTTTATTTAATTCTAAAGCGATGGTTATTTTTCAAGATATAACTACGGAAGATCCTTCCAATCCGCCACAAATTAATCCACAAGTATTTTCATTAGAAAATTTAGAAATAAATAGAGATGGTAGCCCTTTATATGCATGTGGTTTGGATACACCCACAATAACTGGTTCTTTTTTGCGCTCACATTATAATCCTCGAACTCAAATGATTACTTCTTATTATAGAGATAGCTCTACCAATAGATGGATTATTTCATCAGCCCCATATGAACCAAAACAACCCAATCCCGGCAATTTATCGGGAATGGTATTTTCACGCAATGATCAGGGCGCTGGTAGAGTGTTCAGTTGGAATTTATTTAGGTATAGCACTCTTACGTAAAATATTTTAAGTGTTAAATTAACATTGCTATCATATTCTTGTGATATAGGAAGATCGCAATGTCCAACTTTATAAAATTATCTGTTTCTAAAACTTCAACCTTTAAAAGTTGTAAAGCCAAGTATCAATTTTCCTATATTCAAAAACTTCCCCGTAAAGAGTGGGAATTTCACGTTTTTGGTAGATTTGCTCACAGAATTTTGGAACTATTTCATTTAGCTTATATTAACGGCTCTAAGGAGCCGCATGCAGCAATAATGTCCGCCTCATTCAATGAGGCGTTAATTGAATTTAAATCAAAATTAACACAAGCGGCAAAAGACGAGGTTTTTGATATTTGCAAAAAATATTTAAAACATTTATCCTTAAATCAAGGTGAAATAGAAAAAGTGTTAAGTGTTGAAAAAACATTTAATTTAGAGTTAAATCAAAATTTAACACTTACCGGCATGATCGATAGAATTCAATTAGATGAAGATGGTATATATCACGTGCTTGATTATAAAACTAGTAAATCTAATAAATATTTAAAAGATGATTTACTCCAGCTACTCACGTATGCATACGTGATATATAATGAGCATCCAGAGCTTCAGAAGGTGAGAGTGTCTTATATTATGTTAAGACACGATATTGAATTTATTACTAAAGAGTTTGATTTAGAGGATATTTTATCTATTAAGAGTATATATGAAAATTATGCGAATGAGATGCTAACGGAAACAGAATTTAAACCGCAACCACAAATTTTATGCCGTTTTTGTGATTATCTTGACATATGTAATGAGGGCAGGCAATTTGCTGGAAAACAATATAAAACTGGACAAACTAAATGGTAACTAAATGGTAACTAAATGTTCAAATTGCCAAATCATAAAAGATGATAGTCTATTTAGGTTAAGAAAACGAATATAGAAAAATTCTATAATAGAATATTTAAATTCTGAATGTAAAAGTTGTGAAAAAAATAGAAATATCGAATATAAAGAAAAAAATAGAGATAATATATTATTAAAAAATAAAGTCAAATATTATACAAATAAAGAAGAGATAAGTCGTAAAAGAAAAGAAAAGAAAAAAGAGATGAATTTAGATTAGCCAATCCTTTGCCTTTAAAAAATAAACAAAGTAAAGAAGAGCGAATGGCTAAAATCAAGGAGTGGCAAGAAAATAATCCCGATAAACATAAAGCCACAATCAGTAAATATCATACAACCCATAAAGAACAAGAAAAAGAATACTATATAAATAATAGTGAGATGATAATAGAAAGAAATTCTATTTATAGAATAAATCATAAGAAAGAAATTAGTATTAAGCTTAATGAAAAAAGAAAAGATCCTCTTATAAAGTTAAGACATAATATTTCTAATGTAATTAGATGGAATATTAAGTTTCCAAAAAAAGAAAAATCTTGTCTAAAATATTTATTATTTACAATAGAAAAACTTAAACTTCACCTTGAAGCCCAATTTGCACCTTGGATGACGTGGGAAAATTGGGGTCTATATAATAGAAAAACCTGGAATGACAATAACCCGTCCACTTGGACGTGGCAAATTGATCATATTATACCGCAATCAGATTTACCATATTATTCGATGGAAGATGAAAATTTCAAAAAGTGTTGGGCACTATCAAATTTACGACCATTTTCGGCTAAACAAAATATTATAGATGGATCACAAAGAGTAAGACACAAAAAGGAAAAGTAAGATGCTTATAGAAGTTAAAGAAATAGATTATTGTCGTTTAAATGTGCAATTTGAGGCAGATACTAAACAAGTTAAAGATAAAAGAACAGAAGTTATTAAATACTTTAAAAAAGAACAAGTGCCAGGCTTCAGACCAGGTAAAGCCACCCTTTCTGCTATAACTCATCATTTTAAGCATAAAATTGATGAAGTGTTGAAAAATGAATTGGCACAAAATGCATTTCAAACCGTAATAGCTGAAAAAAATATTAGACCCTTCGGACAGCCACAGTTTTCATCGCTTACCTTGGATGGTTTAAAATTTAAATGCAACTTTTCTGTTAATAAAGTTCCAGAAGTAGAATTGCAAGAATATAAGAATTTCAACCTCACTAAAGGTAATACTGTTAATTCTATAGAAATGTCTGAAAAAATTATTCAAGAATTAAGAAATCGCAACGGGACTACTGTTCCCTTTGAGGTAGATGATTTTGTTCAAGCTAATGATACGGCTATTATAAATTATGTCGGGCATCTTGCCGGACAACGGGAGCCGGTCGTTAGTGTTGATGGAGAGTTATTTGTAGTTGGCAAATCTCCGATTGAAGCATTTAATGATAATATGTTGGGCTTGAAAGTTGGAGAGACGAGAGAATTTACCGCTGTTATACCAGATAACGTATCTGCTCCAGAATTTGTAGGCAAAGAAATAACCTTTAAAGTTGAATTGATGATGGCATCAAAATCAAGTCCCGCCGCTCTTGATGACACCCTTGCCATCAAAATAGGAGCCAAAGATGTTGCTGAAATGATATCCTTAGCTCAAGGTATGGCGAGTAAAAGGGTTCAAGAATTAGAGCAGAAACATTTGGCAGAGCAAATATCTAATCGACTAGTGGCAAATCATACTTTTGAAATACCTAGTTGGTTATCTACTTTTGAGGCGCAATTACTTGCAAAGCAAAATAATAAAAATTGGGAAGAGTTAGTAGATGGTGAAAAAAATCACCTTATTCAAGCTGCCGCTAGAAATGTAAAATTATCTATTATTCTGGATAAGATTAGAGAATCAGAGCCTGATGCGCAATTATCAGATGAGGAAGTTATGAATACAATTAAATCAAATGTTTCACAATATTCTGCATTACCAGGAATGCAAGGAAAATCAGATGAAGAAATATTTGATATGATTATTAAATCAGGATATATGGGAGCTTTGGTGGTATCTATTAAAGATGATGCTACAATATCTTTTATTACTAAAACTTCTACTATTGTAGAATAAAATGAAACGACTCAAATAGATAATAAGAAAAGCGAATTAAAACAAAGAAAGATCGAAAAGGTAAGAGTATGAAAGATAAACATTTTCCAGAAAAATATTTAAAGAAATTGAATGAATTAGCTGCCGGATATACCGATACTGTAGAGGGAGCTGATACGGAAGAAATAAAGAAATTTATTCTTTCCTCTGAAAGAAATCTTTATGAAATTGAAAATGAGCGAGATGCTAATGAAAAACTAGCAAAGATGAAAGAAGATTTGAAAGAGGCAACGGCTCCCTTTGCAGAAGCAAAGGGAATAGAAACGGCAAAAATTAAATATTGTTTATTTATGTTGGAGAGTCGTGGAGTGAGAATTTGATTCAAATAGACAAAAGAGAGATTTTATCTTGTTGTGGAAAAAAACAATTGATTTGGAAAATAAGCGTGCCGCTTAAAAAAGAACATTTGGATTTTTTTCAACAAGCCGGTTTCTCTTTTGTCCGCACATACCTGGATGCAGGTATGATGTATATTGAAAATAAAGGGTTAATAGCAACCGGTATTTTTGGTTTAAATGAAATTAAAATAAAATGTAAAAATTCTCAATGCAATGAAAGTAGTCAGTTACTTGAAAAAACTATATTGATTTATCTATAATGTTTTTTAAGATTTGTAAAGCTTGTAATATTTCGAAATCTATAAAAGAATTCGGAAAAAAGGCGCTCGAAGAGATATAGATATGATGCTACTTCAGGAAATATTAGAAGATATTAAATTACATTATGTCTAACACGAGTATTATTAACAAACAAGCTAATGATTACGAATTGATAGCGATGTCCTGGCACGAAGCTGCTCACGTAATATGTGGTTTGCATAATTTTATGCGCATATATGATGTATGCGTCATATCAGAAAAATATGATCACGGAAATACTTCATATGAAATATATAATCCAGATAATATTACTAATAAATTATTAGCTAAAATATTATTAATTTTTGAAGTTCAAACACTATATGCTGGGTTAGTGGGTGAAAAACTATATTATCAAGAAATTTGTGGTTCAGATAATTTTCCAATGCATTTGCGTATCGGATCATCCGATGATATTAGAGATGCGGCTAAATTAATTAGCACTCATAAATTAGCCTTGCCCGGTAAGGCAAGATTTTTGTTTAAAAAACAAATTCAAAATGACACGCATAATATTTTAATAAATTATTGGGAAGATATAAAATTAATATCACATATGCTCTATAAACATAAAGAGCTTAATGAGGGAGATTTAAAACATTTTTTAACTCGCTATTCAGATAATAAAGATTTTTGGAGAAGCAGATTTAAAGCTATAAAAACTATTTACAGTAATATTACTGATTTAGATGAAAAATATTTAAAAGAAATTATCGTTCAAAATTCAATTATTATAATATAATATTCACTACTACAACAAAAATAATCATTATGATTATTGAACTACTTGTTAGGCTTTTGTTGAGTATAATATAAAGGACACGGATATGAGTTTCGTAAGTTTACACAACCATTCGTATTATTCTATTCTTGACGCATTGCCTTCTCCAAAAGATTTGCTTATACGAGCCAAAGAATTACATCAACCAGCATTAGCACTAACTGATCATGCGACTTTTTCTGGTATTTGGGAAGCTTATAAAGCGTCTAAAGAAATTGGTGTTAAATTAATTGTTGGCGCAGAATTTTATTTTTTATCTGATGTAAATAAAAAAGATGAAAAGATGAGACACGTAATTCTATTGGCTGAAAATGCCGAAGGATATAAAAACGTGCTTTCTATGAATAGGGATGGATTTGAAAATCCCATTATTACTGGGCGCAAGGTATTGCCAGTAATAGACTGGAAAAGTTTAGAAGAACGCTTTCAAGGCGTAACGTGTCTCACATCTTGTGGTAACGGTATTTTGGGACAACATATCAATGCAAAGAATTTTGAAGCAGCAGAAACGGATGCAAAGCGTCTTATAGATATCTTTGGCAAAGAACATTTAGGAATTGAAGTTCAGCCAAATGCTTTAAGTAGAGCCGCTACACCTTATCACAATAGTATTAATCAAGTATTTACTAATTATCATCTAATAAAATTAGCTGAAAAATTTGGACTCCGCGTAGTTCCCACCACCAATACACATTATCTTAAAAAAGAAGATGCATCAATGCATGATGTATTATTGGCTATTGGAGCAATGCAACCCACATATTCAAATGCTAGATTGCGTTATGCTGTTCCTGATTTTTATCTTAAGTCATATGATGAGGTAAAAACTTTCTTTTCTCGTAATTTTGGCGAAAAATTCGCAGAAGAAATTTGTGAGAATACTTTATATTTTGCAGATAAATGCGAAAAACCAGAATGGATTGATCCGAAATACTCTAATCCGCACGGTAAAGAATTACCGGTTTTTGATGTAAAAGTAGTAGAGGGCTATGCGGAGTTTCAAGAATGGCTATCTTCGCAAAACAGCAGTATACAAGCTCTATCTGAAGATTCAGCTTATCTGCGATATAAGTGCTATCAAGTATTCAATAGTAAAATCAAAAACCGAGTCTCTCTTATTAAAGAGCGAGAGTATTTGGAAAGAATTGAAGAAGAATTATCTGTTCTTGATTTTCAAGGCTTTAGTTCCTATATGTTAATTGTTGCAGATTATATTGCTTGGGCACGTAAAAAAGGCATTGGTATTGGACCTGGGCGTGGCTCGGTCGGTGGTTGTCTAATTGCATATTTATTAGATATTCACAAAGCAGATCCGCTTCGTTATGGTTTAATTTTTGCTAGATTTCAAAATAGAGAACGATCTAGTCCGCCAGATATAGATCAAGATATTGCAACCTCTGGGCGAAGCCAAGTTATTAACTATCTTCAACAAAAATATGGTAATGATAAGGTGGCGTTTGTATCTAACTTTAGTCGTATTACGCCAAAAGTATATACGCGTGATATTGCTCGTTCTTTAGAGTTTGGCGGTAATAGAAAAGAGGCGGTCAGAATTGGCAATTTAATTGCTGATTCAATTTCTAAAGAAGTAAAAAACTCTATAGAATTTGATGAGTTAAAAACTAGTCCATTATTTATGGAATATGTCAAACGTTATCCGCAACTTTCTCAAAATGCTAATATTTTAGGTAAAGTAAGAAATTTTTCAACTCATGCCGCCGCCCTAGTAATATCCAGAAGACCATTATCCGGATTAGTTCCACTCCGAAAAGATAAAGATAATAATCAAGCTTTAGAATATGAAAAATATAATACAGAAGAGAATGGGTTACTTAAATTAGACGTATTGGGATTATCTACTTTAGATCTTATAGATAAAACTCTTGAATTAATTAATAAACACAGAGAGCCTAAACTTTTATTAGAAGATATTGATTTTGAAGATTATGATAAAAAAACATATGATTTAATATCAAGGGGTGATACATTTGGCGTGTTCCAATTTGGAACAAGCGCGGCAACTATTGATTTATGTAAAAAAATTAAACCTAAAAATATTGAAGATTTAGCAATTATTACTACATTAGCAAGACCGGCTGCTAAAACTATTGTAGATGATTTTATTAAAACTCGAGAAGGTAAGAGAGAGTTTAAATTACTTCACCCTTCGCTTCGTAATGCTTTTGAAAAAACATATGGATTTGGATTATTTGATGAATCTATTCTTCAATTAGGTAAAGATGTTGCCGGGTGGTCACTTAACGAATCCGATCGTATTAGAAAATTAATTAAAGATAAAGGTAAGAATCCTTCTAAAGTAAAAGAGTTAAGAGAAGAGTTTATTGAGGGAGCTATTAATAATGGTATTGAGCGACTTATGGCTACCAAAATTTGGGATGAAGAAATTAATAAATTCCAAGGTTATACGTTCAACAAATCTCACGCTATAATGTATTCATTTATTTCATATATTACAGCCTATCTTAAAGCCAATTATCCAATAGAGTTTTTATTAGCAAATTTGATGGCAGATAATGATTCTAATGCTCCCGACGCTGCATTAAATATTGATCGCGCTAAAATGGAATTACGCTCTCATCGTGTTAAAATAATGCCCCCAGATTTGAATAAATCTCTAATGCATTATCAATTACTAGATCATAATGTATTAGTCACGGGGCTAGATGCTTTAAAATTTGTAGGGGAAGATGCTATTGAGGATATTTTAGAAAAAAGACCTTTTAAAGATTTTGATGATTTTATGCTTCGTTGTGATACGCGTAAAGTTCGCTCTTCAGCCATACAAGCGTTAGCTGCGAGCGGATGTTTAGATAATTTTGGAATTTCACGAAAAGCCATTTATCTATATTGTTCAGATTATCGTAAAAAATTACAAGTTTGGCTTAAAAGACACGATCCTAAACTTGAACGCTTTGAATTCCCATGGGTTAAAGAAGAGGATTGGACTCAACCGGAATTATTTGCTCTTGAAAAGCATTACCTTGGCGAAGCTTTTATTTGCACTAAAAAAGATGCATTTGGTAAATTTTTTAAAGACGCTGCGCACGCAAATATGTCTACAATTAAATTAAGTAAAAATAAAACAACTTTACCTTCTATTAAGGCTGAAATCAAAACTTTATTTGAATTAAAAGTTAAAAAAGAAAATAGCCGCTTCTTGGGACAAGAGATGGTAAAGATAATGTTAGAAGATGAGTTTGGCGTTCAATGTGGTTTAACTATTTTCCCAGAACGTTGGAGTGACATTAAACAACAGCTTAAGGTTAACAAAAATCATTTAGCATTTGAGCCGGGATATGTAATTCATTTTACGGGCACTTGTAATTTATATGAAAATGAAATGGGTGTTATTTTGGAAAATTTACACGAATTAATTCCACCTCCATCTTTGCCAAAAGATTTAAAGGCTAAAAAAACATCTATTAGGAATACGCCAATTATAGGTGAAATTTCGGATTTGGCGCAAGAATTAGAAGATCAATTATTTGCAGAAGGACTGGTCGATTTGAATGAGGATCCGTTTTCTTTGGATATATAATTAGAAAGAAAAGGGATAAATTTAATGAAATGTAAAAATTGTAATTGTCAAGTTTCGGCAGACTTTAAACATTCTTTTACAACTAACTGTTGCCCTAAATGCGGGCAAACAATGATGCAAGAAGATGTAAAAGATTTATATATTCAAATGAATAACATCTTAAGTCAAGATGGTAATGATTTGGGGGATTTGGCTATCTGGCTTGTAAATACTCGTCATTCTAAAGTTATACAAAGTTCAACTAATGATCTTCAAGTTGAAGTAAAAGAATTAGAGCCGCCTGATGCGCCCGAAGAAGAGGTTACACAAAGTGTAGCCGCTCCTGTTAAGAAGCCTGTATCAAAAGTCCGTCGCACACAAACGGCTGATAAAGAGCATTCGCTTCTATCAACCGATAGAGCCAATCTATTTAGTAAGCGCGCTGGCGTAGATAAAATTAAATATGAAACCCTTATAAAAGATATCCAAGGCGAATTAGTCGCTGAACCGACGGATATGAATGATATAGGGGATGGAGATGGGGGAGATGAAGATATGTCTTCTTTTAATGCAGATCCTCTTTCAAATCACGAAATACGGGCAATGTCCGGTTTGTTTGAAACACCGGATAGTCAAATGAATTATAATGAAATAGAAAAAATTCAGAAATTAGAACAATTAGCTATGACCGGCTCCGTGGGCAAGATAAGAAGATCATCATAATGTCCTCGCAGATACGAATTATAGATAATAAAAAATTAGCATTAACCCAATCGGAATGGGATATGTATCAATCTATTTGCCGATCATATGATCGTGCTAATTTTAAAGGCGAAGAATTATTTAAAGATCTATTTGAAAGCGATAATGATGGTATTATTATTTTTCTTAAACCACCATCCTCCCGATATACAAGCATAGAGGTATTTCTATTTATATCTGCAATTTTCTTACACCAACACGTGCGACAAATGCACGACACGGCTTCTTCTATGTATAAGCAAATGAATAATAAAATGAAACAGCTTGATGAAAAATTAATTGAATTATCTAAATTGAAAGAATAAAAAAGATGAACCAGGAAGAGTTAGAAAAATTACTTGAAAAATGTTTAGCAGAATTAAATTTAGCTTATCAGGGTGATTGCGAACCGGAGAGAGCGGAAAAAAATGCAGCATTATTTTTAGAAATTCAATTACGCCTATCTATTTATTTGGCTAACGCCGAATTAAAGGCGAAAATGGCAAAAAATGAAGTTGAACGTTTATCTTCACAGAAATATTTCGAATATAAGAACGGATCTCTGGGATCTGATAAAAAATTAACGGAGGCAGCTTTAGATCACGCAATATCTAAAGATGAAGAAATCTTTAAGATTAAAGAAGAAATGATTAAAAAAGAAGCCGAATATAAAAAATGGAATTTCATATTAAATGTGCTATCAAATGGACATATTTTTTATAGAAATTTAGGTAAAAGAGAATTCGGCTCTTAACTTAAGTAAAGGAAATAAATGGTTAAAAATACAGAAGTTACAAAAATAACAGATACTATATCATCTGGATTAGATATTAATAAAATAGTTAAAAGAGCACAAGAATTTTATGGCAAAGAAGATAAAAGTTTAAAGCGCCAACTATCAACTGGTAGCACTATTATTAGACCAACTAAAGATAGTGACTTTGTTTTATGGAAAGGCGGAGATCATTGGTTAAAGTTAACCGGGTTAAGAGGCATACCATTTGGTAAAATTATTCAAATTTCTGGCAGACCAGATTCAGGTAAATCGACGCACGCATTATCCTTTATGAAAGATGCACAAGATCAGAACGTTTCAGTTATCTTATGGGATAGTGAGCGTAAATTTAATGCAGAAAGATTTGATAGGCATATGGGTGGAACATCAGCTAATTTATTAGTAGTTGATACTAATGATATTACTGGTGGTGCAAGAGCTGTTGCATATTATATTAAAGCAATTAAAGAACAAAATTATAATGCTAAAATACTTATTGTATGGGATAGTGTTGGCGCTAGTATTAATTCTACCGAAAGTGATGAAGATGATGAGGATATATCTAGGCAGCCCGGCGTAGCGGCTAAAGAAACTGGATGGGCAATTCGTAAATTTAGTAGAATGATGAATGATTTTTCTGATAAAAATACTGGAGACGCAACTATCGCTTTATTATGTATCAATCAAGTATATGCAAATATTGGAAGTGTAGGTGTAACTGAAAAGGGCGGGCAAGCGCTTCAATATCTTTCTAGCCTTATAATTCAATTAACTCGTAAAAAAGATTTGACAAGAGTAAAGGGCGGGGAAAAAATTAAATTCGGTATTAAAACCATTGCACGCACTAAAAAGAACCATCTTTTTGATGGAGCTGATTGTTTGGCACAAACGGAAATAGTTGTTAGTGCTGCTGGAATTCATCTTTTAGATGAAATTAAGAAGGAGCCGGATATAAAGGGATGGGATGATGAAGAGGGGGATGAATAATGCCAATTGTTGATATTACACCAGTCGGTAGCAGATCGTATGATCCGCAAAAAAAAGTTGTGCCCGTTTACCTGGTCTTGACAGAAAGTCCACTTGGTGTATCCAAAGTGCAACAATTTTTGGCAGTTAAGCTTGACGAGCTCCCATATTCTGTGAAGATAGTGGGGTTTGAGACAAAAGAAAACACAAATAAAATTATCACAAATTATCAAGAAATAATAAATTCTACGGACAAGGGGTTATATAAAGAGGTGCAGTTGCCTTGGCAACGAATCATCAGTATACAAAACCTTATTTATAAACAAAAATAAGAAACAAAGGAAATAATAAAATGCGTAATATATTAACAAACAAAGAAGTCGTATCAACAGTTCGCTCTCGCGTTCTTTCATTGCTCCAACGCCGTAATGGTAATTGGCGCGGAACAATGACAGATTTACTTTCAGCCATTACTGGACGCACGGCGCCAGCAATGTGGCCCGGTTCCGCCAGCTCACTACGTCGAGTAGTTAATAAGGTTGTTCCCGCCATTCGCAGAGAAGGATACCGAGTATTATTTACTCGCACTCCAGATCACGATCGCAAACGCGTCGTTAGTTTTTCACGAGTTCGTTGATTTATCAAATAAAGACAATAATTAATAATAAAGATCATATAATCATCTTTTGATGATAAAAGATCAAACGTAAATAGGAAAATAAATGTCAACACAAATAATACACGGTCAAGTTCCTTGGAATGATAGTTCTCTTGCAGGCGGAGATCGTCCTGCAAATGGAAAGGATCGGTTTCTTAAATTGAAGCCCGGTTCGAATCTTATCCGGGTGCTTACGGCGCCATACCAATATTATCAACATAAATATAAATTCGAAGGAGAAAAGGGATTTGGACATCGCATTTATTGTTCTGCCAAACACGGCTCTTGCGTAGTTTGTGCTAAAGGCGATAAACCCAAAAAACGTTGGTTACTGGGTGTCATTGATAGACAATCTAATGCTTATAAGATTTTAGATGTAAGTTGGTCTATTTTAAGTGGGATTCAGACATATGCGAGCGACGAAGATTGGGGAGAGCCAATTCAATATGATTTTGATATTGTTGTAAATCCACACGGAGGACCAATGAATTATTATAAATGTGTCGCAAAACCGAAACGTCCACTTTCAGCCACAGATCTAGTTGTTAAAGAGATGGTAGATTTGGCTGATTTGGAACGTCGTTGCACCCCTCCTGAGCCTTCAAAAACTGAAGAGCGTTTCGAAAATCTCTATGCAGATTTCCTTAAAGGTGGTGATAGCGGATCGACATCGCAAGTTGATAGACCCGTTTCATTCGCTTCTGCCGCCGACGAAGATTCTGGAGATTTTCCAGATGCTGATGCAAAATCAGCAGCACTTCCTTTTTAATAATTAATTAGTCGAAGTATAAGAGAGGCAGGTAATACCTGTCTCTCTTTTTTTTTGTTGATATATATTGTGTATGCGTATTATTTCATTTGATATATCTACATCTACTATTGGCATTTGCGTTATTGATTTTGATAAAAAAGGAAAAGCTAAACTGGTTTATATAGATTACTATAAACCAATTAAACATACTATTGAAGATAAAAATATAGATTTTTTATTTACACTCTCGGAAGCTAAAAAGCATATTTTGGTGCTTGTCGAAAAGTATAAGCCGGATTATATTGCGATAGAGGATTTTATCAGATTTATGAAAGGTCATTCGGGTGCAGGAACAATTATTCCCCTAAGTTGTTTAAATAGGACGATATGCCTTTCAATGTATGAACAATACGCGAAAACACCGCTTTACATTTGCAATGTTATGTCAATACGCACGCGTATTAAAAAAGATATCGGTAGAACTGATCTGCCCGGCAAAGAAGAAATACCGGACATTTTAGAAAAATTGTTGAATATAACAATTCCAAGTCCCACCAAAAAAACTAGATCTGGTCTAAAAATTAGAGAAGAAAGAAATGATATGGCTGACGCAGTTGCCGTCGCATATTATTGTTATAAACTCTTACAACAACAAGAAGCTAAATAAAATGGATATTAAGAAAGCATATTCTACTCTGGGAGTAGATATAAATATTTCAGACGAAGACTTAAAAAAGAAATATAGAGAATTGGCGCGAACTTATCATCCTGATGTTAATAAAGATCAACCTGATAAATTAAAGGAAATTAATGAAGCTCATCAATTAATTATTGATTATCGGGCGCATCCTGAAAAATATCAACCTAAAATGCAAGGTGGTGGATTTTGGAATAATGTTGTTGATTTGGGTGATATTTTCTTCAATGGGGGAGATTTTTTTAGAAATGCATCAAATAACGATGATCGTCTACCGCCACCAACACATATTCAAATTATATTGAATATTTCTTTTCACGAATCTGTTTTGGGTTGCACTAAAGAAGTATCTTATGAGAGAAATTTGAAATGTTCTTTATGCCAAGGGGCTGGCAGTAAACACACCGGAAATGGTTGTGATAAATGTGATGGTTTTGGAAGACGCACCTTAAATAATAAGGGTATGATTTTTCAAACATCTTGTGACAAATGTTATGGTAAAAATACCAAAAAAGATAAATGTGTTACCTGTGCTGGTAAAAAGGTTATTAGCGATAAAAGAACTGGTATGATTAATATTCCTGCAGGAAGTAATAATAATGAAGTATTGCGATTAGCTGGCGAAGGTAATTTTGCAGGCAGACATATGTTAGGCGATAGTTATACTGATGTTTTAGTTCAATTGAAGGTAGAGCCATATAAAGATTTATATCTAAAAGATAAGAATGTATGTTCTAGTGTTACAATATCTTTATTAGAAGCTTTAGAGGGTGTTTCTAAAGAAATAGAAACTGTTTATGGTAATAAAGAAATTATTATACAACCACAGAGCAAACACTCTGATCAAATACAAATACCTAAATGCGGAGTTAAAGATACTGATGGGGCGCACGTTATACAGCTAAATGTAAATTACCCAGATGATATATCTATATTAATAGGAGCATTAAAAAAATGCCAGTAATAATAAATTGCGATAACAAAGGTTGTATGAAGCCTCAAGCAGCAAAATTAGAAATATTAAGTAATACTGTGTTGTGCGCAGAATGCGGTAATGTCATTAAAGATGTTACTTTTTTTACTAAAAATACATTAAAAACATTAGGACAAACTACTAAGCGAGAAAAAACTAGCGAAGCTTATTCGGTTAAGTGCCTCAAATGTGAAGCTGAAGGAGTGCCATACCTAGAGAAAGATAAGCTTATGTGTAAAATTTGTAAACAAGAACTAACAAACATAAGCGCATCATTTAAAATAATGCTGCAAAGTATGTTGGTAAATGCAAATAAATAAATATAATTCTATAGTAGAAGTGTGCAGTAATCTGCTATATACTTGTCCAATAGCAAATAAAGCTTTAGCTTATTTAAATCAAAGATTAAAACCAGAGGTTCAAGTCAAATTTGGATTTGGCTTCTTCCCTCCCCAAGATCAATTGAAAATGTTATTTTCATTTATAAGTGAAGCATTTTTAATTGAGAATAATTTTATCTATGAAAAAAATATAGATTCTGAATACAAGATTTTCTTCTCTTCATTGGAAGATCATAATTTAATTTTACCCTATAAAGATGCATATGGCAATATTATTGCCCTTGTAGGACGATCTTTGTTGAATGATGAGGAGAGGGCAACTTTAAATATTCCAAAGTATAAGAATACTTCTTTTAAAAAAAGTGAGCATCTCTTCGGGTTATTTGAATCCAAATTATCAATTATTAATCAAGGGTATGTTTATCTTGTTGAGGGGCAATTTGATTGCATTCAAGCGCACAATAAAGGCATACATAATGTAATTGCTTTAGGCTCATCAAATATGTCGCCAGAACAGCTGTTGCTTATATTACGTTATACTAATAATATTAAACTTTTATTAGACAATGATGAGGCGGGTAAAATAGGTAGGGAAAGAATATTAGAGAAGTATGGTAAATATACTAATTTCTCTAATGCATATGTTCCATCGGGCTTTAAAGATTTAGATGACTTTTTAAGCGAGATACCGGTTTCAAGCAATGAAGAATTACACAAATTATTAATTAATTAATCAATTAAATATATTGGCTTAATCAACCACCGCAGTAACTATTTGCTACGGTGGTTTTATTTTGTCTAAATTATGAGAAATACAGGGATATATAGTTAGTGATTATAATAAATCTTCTAATGGTTGTAATAAATTTACGTTGGAGCAGGAATTGGAAATATGTGATATTTATAAAAGTGGGACAGTATCGAGAAGAGAATTGGCTAAAATTAATAAATGTAGTGTAACAACTATTGGCAATCTTTTATTAAGAAATAATATTAAAGGTTAATATGATGAGAGATTATAAAAAAATAAAAAATCGAAGCGATTCCTACCAAAATTTACTTTTGGAAATATCCTACCCTCACGAATTATTAGATATCTTCTCCGATAATGACTCTATATATAAAAAATTAAACCCATTCTCATATAATGACGATATTGCGGAATTACAAGAACAATTAAATGTAGAGCTTTGGCGTATTATAGAGGATAATCTCACGGAGCGTCAAAAAGAGGTAGTTAAGCTATCCGCTTCTGGCAAAACGCAAATAGAAATTGCTAAAGCATTAGGCGTAAACCAATCATCAATAACAAAATGCATAAATGGGAACGTCGATTATAAGAATAAAGACAATAAAGGTAAGCCCATTACTTATGGTGGTGTAAGATTAAAATTACAAAAAATTGTAAAAGAAGACCAGAAAGTTAATGAGATTTTACAAAAAATCGCTGATTTAAGAGATAGTGACCCGTTTTGAAGAATAAAATAGGTTTATTAATATGTTAACTAATTATTTCCTACTATTATTTTCATATTTCTCTGAAATCCCTCTTTGGAGTAGAAATGCCGAAATTCTCAATCAATTTAGATAATGTAGAAAGCGTAGTATCTAAAAAATCTTATAAACTATCTGACGTAAAAGATAAAATAGTCAAAATTGCGTTTGATGTTGTAAAATTTCGCGATGCTCCTGATGATGAGCTGTGGCAAATACAAAGTTCAGATGATGGTGATTATATTATTGCCCTATATGATGAGGAGAAGATTGTAACGGCAAGTTTTCAACCTTGGTCTGTTATTGTAAAGAATGCAGATTTACACGTTTTTTATAAAAAAGAACATCTTTGTAAGATTGCAGCTTCGCAGTTAGGTATGCAAGATAAAGACTTATTATTAGTTAAACAATATTTACCTAAAAAACTTGCTAGTAATAAAGATTTAGTTCAATCATTATTAAAATCTATCGATCGTGATACGCAAAAAAGTATATTAGTTAAATATCCGGAGCTTGCCTAATGTCGAATGCTCATCAAACTCTATTAAAATTAGCCAATTCTTTGGCTAAATTCGCTGAAGATAATGAAAAAATTTCATTACCTCTTCTTACCGTTAAACTTGTTAAAGCTCAAGAGCAATATCCAGAAGATCATACTATTGGAATGTTATCAAGAGTTGTGAGTAAAATGGCAAATTCTGATAAATTATTTATTTCTCGCGCAGAAGTAAAAGATTTATATGAAAAATTTTATAGCCGTAATACTAAATTTGCTGCAGTATTTGCCGAAGAACTGGGCAAAACAGAAGTGCAAGCTGAACCCGCCATATATAATCGTGTGGGCGAGAATACATCAAATGATGTAATGCAAGAGGCATTTGATAATGTTGTTGATCCCATACTTGCCGGTGCTTTAGATAAAGCGTTCGGCGGAACAAAGGGCGTAGATTATAGTCAAACTGCTATAAAACAAGCTGTTTCTGTATGTATTAATAGATTTAAAGATTTAGGATTTACAGTTCAGTCAGAAGTATTATGTGGAAAAGATAATATTTTAGTTTGTGCCGTTTCATTTGAAACTCCTCGTGGCACTACTTCAATATTGGTTCCAGTCGAAACCGCAGCTAATAAGGTGCTATATAGTCCCTCAATGTTTGTCGGTAATGCTGGCGCAGAGGAATTAAACAAAGATACGGTTTATTCTTATTTAACATCAAGAGCTGGAGATCGTTTACAAATTCATGCAGAAGAGGTGTTAAACGCTTCTTTAACTGCAAAGGGTAATGATCAAGAAATTAGCAATGTTGATTTAGCTTTAACCAAATTAAATGCCCAAAAGGAAACTGCGGTAGATTATCTTGGACCCCAAGTATTGGGCACTAAAGTAGATGTTGTTAATCCTAATTTAATATTAAATTTACCACAAATTAAAGATTCTGAAATAGACGCAATTGCTAAAACATTTGATTCTGAATTAGGATTTGCAAGCTTTAAATTTGGTAATAAAATTATTGAACGTGGCAATTCTCTTATAGAGAAACAATTAAATAGCTGTGGTGTGCATTCGTATAATATAGCCGTCTTATCAAGTAATGATGAGTCAATTACCTATTCGGTAGCATTAAATGGCGGCTCCGTTGCCTTTAAGGTGCCGCTTAAAGTTGAAAGCAATAATGTATTGCCCCCAACTGTATTGCTTTGTAATGGATCTATCAACTCTTTTGATAAAGCATCTTTGTCATTACTTCTGCGCACAGAAGGATTTGATCGTGTTGCCGCATTGTCAGCTTCCCCACTATATGGCATTAAACCTTCGGAATTAGTAAATATTGTTAAAAATGCCATTGCTGAAAGTAATTATATTAAAGCGGAAGATGCCTTGAATGTATTATCTGATTCAGATGATGAAAAAGCATATGAAGTTGCATTAGCTGCCTTTACCCACGGTCTTGGACATAAGGGCGAAGAGGTTGAGCAACCAAGTAAGTGTGCAATGATAATTAATAGTTCGTCCAGTCAACACGAAATTTGTGGACATACCGGATTACCTACACATAAGGTTTATCAGGATAAACGTGGCGACTGCCAACCCCTATATAGACGAGGGATGGATGAAAGTTACGAAGGCGCCTCATTTATGGATAGTAAAGTTTATCTTTAAGGTCAATTATGATTGCCGATTTGAAAAGTGTAGGACAAGCAGCTTCAACATCTCCGGTCGCTCCGCCGAGTGCCCCAACGACACCTGCACCTATGACTCTGGAAGATCCTCTTACCAGACCTCATCAAATAATACAGGAAAGCCCGACGATTCGATCAATTGATAAAAAATTACAGTCATTGCAAAATAATCCAACTATTCAAAAAGGCGATGCGGTAATCGAAAAAATTAGAGATACAATGGGCGCCGGTGTCGATGCCGTATCTAACAAAATTTTAGATACAGTACTTTCTCCACAGCAAAAGGCAGATATGGCTAAAAGAAAGTTTGAAAAAGAGAAACCTCTAGTAGAGTTAGATGGCATGACCGACGACAATAAAAAAATACGCCAACCTATTTCAATAACGCGCGATACTCCTAAGCAGGGGCAAACCAGGATTACAATGACCAATTCAAAATTATCAGATAAAATTTTAGTTATAGCAAAATGGTTAGAAGCCCAGGATAATGAACTTTTAATAGAAGCTTCTGATGAGCATTTAGATAGTTTAGCCCTTTCATTAGTGCAGGCATCCGACATTCTCAAAGAGGTGGCAGAAGAAATTAAAGCTACCGAACCAGTTACACAATCATTAATTACGCTAGAAAGCCTGGACGAAATGGCTGCTCTTGCAACATCTTTTGATGAATCTGGTGATGAGTTATTAGAAAAGCAGGCCGCCGTACTTGATGAAATTTTATTAACCCTCTCTACTCCAAAAGATTATACTTTTAATTTTAAAAAAGCAGAAGATGATAAAATTAATACTTTAAAAAAAAAATATAAGTCTCCCAAAGAAGAGTTAGACGAAAATATAGGCGTTAAAGAAGCTTTAGATGCTCTGAAAAAAAGTCCAACTTTTAAAACATATCGACCATTAGAGGCATCTTTAAGTAGCCGCACTTGTTTCGATCATCCAGGAGCGCAATTAGCTCGTATTGCCGAAGGCACTTGGCAATGTTCGTTAGATCATAAAGTTTATAATTATGATACTGGCTTTACCACTTTGCACGGCGATAAGATTGGCGGAGGTTCAGTTAGCGAACAAACCCCAAAATATCACGAAGATGGTCATCAAATGTTTGATAATAGAGATGGACGTTTAGGTATTTATAGAGAGTAATCTTGTGAAGATAGTCAAATTAGCCGAACAATTTGAAAGGATCGAAAAATTTCAAGCTCTGTTTGGGATACGAGGTTAGATTAAATGAAAGATAATATTATAAAATCTATATCTTGTCATCCAGATAAAGATGAAATAATTGCTAAATTAGTATTAAATATTAGTCCATCTGATATTAATAAATGGTTAAAATATAAATATAAAGAAACAAAAAGCACCCAATTAATAATTGGAATAGCTTCCTTAAAAAAATTTAAGGATGAGTATTTAGACATGTATAATATTGTAAAACAAGATATTATGCAGGAATATAGTAATTATCGATCTAATATCGAACAAGACCCTAAAAAATTAGTTCAAAGTAATAGCGCATATCGTGATAAATTACAAGAATATATAAATACAGAAGTAGATATAAAAGTTTTAATTAAAAATCTAATTGTGGCATCAGAATTTAGAATAGAACAAATATATAATATTATTCAATCTAATCCAAATAATACAAAACCAGATTATGTAATCTTGCAATGGATTCAAACAATTACTAATTTATTGGAAAAACAAGAAACCATTATTAATGGTAGTCCAGATAAGATAATACAGCAAAATACTATTAATATTCAGATTCTTGATCAGCATATCGGAGTGTTCTCTAAAGTGATTAGAGAGGTAATTTCCAGATTAGATTATGACACTTCATTGCTTTTTGTTGATATTCTTAATGAAGAATTAAAGAAACTTAAAGAACCTACAGAAACTACTCTATCTGTAGATGCCCGCCTAATAGAAGCAAGAAGATTAGAAGATCAGGTATCCGTTCAACTCGATATACCTTCAGCCTAAACATTGATTACAGGCATTATTTTAGTATTTTCTTTGAGGTCTGCTTAATGAAGAATGCCTATCCAAATTTTGCCCCAGATAGCATATTTATCAAGCCAGTTTATAATTTAAATAAATGGCTTGATGCAATGCGTGAAATCTATTCTAAATTATATCTTGGAACCCCATTTAAAGAATCATTTGGTAATGTTACCTCTAATTGGGAGATTGTTGAAAAAAAGGATTTTGCAAGCTGGATTACTTATTACCAGTCTGGTAATCAAACTAAATATAAAAAAGCACAATTTTATGTTAATGATAGTATTCCCGGATATTTGCTTCCAAACATACAGCGTAACGTGCCTCCGCCCGTAGTGCCAGACTTTAATGAAGCTGCTGCCGAGGCGCAACTTTCCGCTCAAAATGTCGCTCAAACTGCTGCTCAAGCCGCACAAATAGAGAAAGATGAAAAGAAACAAAAGCGCGAGATGATGGAAGAGCAGAGAAAAAAAATCATTGGACGCCTACACGCAGCTATTAAACATCTTACTTCATATGAAGGTCATCTCCTTGTGGGAGAAGAGTTTGAAAAATTACTTTCAGGTATGTATACATTATTACAGCAAATTCAAACTGTAAATAAAGTTAGCCTTTCCAATCAATTATATTATGATTTAACTATTAGGCAGGCTAACAGATTATCTAATGATGGTTTTACGCGATCTGCCAAATTTTTAACGAAATTTGCCCAAAGCACAGGCACACCCACCACTACTGGTGTTCCGGGTAAAATGGATTTTGCTCAAGGAGAAATTCCTATTGCATCTCAATCGGGAGATGGTGTTGCTGGTTCTTTGGAAAACCCCACTCCACCTGTCGATGCTCTCACCGCACCCCCACCGCCAGCATTAACAGAAGATGCTGCCCTTCCCTCTCCTCCCGTCGCGCCCAAGGAAAAGGATCCATTTGAGGAATTATTGGAAAATCTAAATACAGGCGGATTTACGGATAGTAATTTTTCAGACTCTACAGAGAAAGATGAATTAGACTCTGATATTACATTAGATGATGATTTGTCTGTTGAGGCGCAGTTTGCCCCACCAGCACAGCAAACCGCCCCTACGCCCTTTCCTGCCCCGCCAATGCCCTCTAAACCACCGTCGCCGGGAACTATTCCTCAAGATAATATGGAAGTGTCTTTGCCAGAGACCATAACACCATCTTCAGAAACTTCAAATAAGGATATTGATGCTATTATTAATAGTGCTTTATCTAGTATTTCTATTAAAGATATTGTTAAAAAAATAGAAGATGTTAATGCTATTTTTCAAAATAGAACTATTGTCCGCGAACTTTCTATTATTGATTTGATGTTATTTAATTTGGGGCTATCTAGTTATTTTAATAATTTGAGTGAAATTATTCAAAAAAATCACGAAGCTTCTAATTATTCTATTTCGCGTCTTTCTGATATTTTAACTAAACTTCGTGGCGCGATATCGGCTGAAATAGATCTTACAGAACAGCCTGAAACAAGATCGGATGTACAGCAATTACAGCATAAATTGCAGCTCGATAAAGATAAAGATGAAAATCGCAAAGAAATGCGTAAGCAAATACAGGACAATGCCTTAAGTGAGGAATTACAAGATCAAACAAAGGAGCCAACTCTTCCATCGCAACCGACTCCTACGGCACAATCCGCAATGCTAACCCCTCCGACAGAGCCTGCCGAAGAAGTATCTCAAGTTCCAACACAATTAATACCATAACCAATGTCACTTAAATTACTCCTTACCTTACTGGATGATGTTGCCACCGAAAGCGGCACCTCACAACCCCTGATTGTGGGAGGGCTCGTCCGCGATCGAGTTTTAGGGAATTTACAAAAATCATTTAATGATATTGATATTACTACTGGTGATAAGACTGTTTTTAATTTAGCGGCATCATATGCGATGGAATTGCGCAAGCAAATGCCAATCTTGGTTAAGAATACGCGCCCGCGTGATCATGCTCCGGAAGATCCTGGACATATATCTATTTATTTAAAAGATTTTAAAATAGATTTTTCCAGTAATTTTAGAACACCTAATATAGTTCAAATATTGCAAATAATGGGAATTGAAAACCCAACTGAAATGAAGCAAGAATTATATAGTAGGGATTTCTTTTGTAATACGTTATTAATGTCATTAGATTTTAAAAGGGTTAAAGATATAACTGGTCAGGGTATTAAAGATTTAGAAAATAAAATTATAAGAACTTGTTTAACTCCAAATTTAACATTTAAATATAATACTAACCGCATTATTAGAGTAGTATATTTAGCAGCTAAATTAGGTTTTGATGTTGATCCTAAAATTATTGAATGGATTAAACATAATCCAGAATATATTATGCAATCAGAAAAGTCTTATCTATCTAAAAATATTAATAAAGCTCTTTCCCTTGATGCAGATAGGGCTGTTTATTTAATAAATAAAATGAATATGTGGAAATTTATACCTATTACCGAAGCATTAGTGCCATATTATTCTAAAATTATGTCAAAGAGGATTTTATGACAGACAAAAAGAAACCGCGTAATCATCTAATTACATTACTGAAGTCTATTATAGGTCCTGATTTTTTATCAGAAGATAAGGTGCAATCTTGTGTTGGAGATTATTTATCCAATCAGCGCGATGATAGGATGAATATCGGAGATAGTTATTATTATAGCGTGGTTGCTTACGAAGCAGTGGTTGATGCAATGAGTGAGTTAGGTTACTTCAAAGATGAAAATGGAGATTTTCGTAAAATAGATATTGATAAAAAAGCTCAAATCCGCAAGAACTATGATTATGGCGAGGGTCTTTATCAAAATTTAGATAAATATAAAAGCGTATCTGATTTTCGAGCAAAAAGAAGAAAGAAGCGAAAAAAAGACATAGATAATATACTTAATTCTCGTCCAGATAAATATAAGGCTAAATAAAGCAAATGTTTAAATTATCGGTCATTAGAAACAATGAAGATGCAAAGTGTCCATTTGGTTTAAGCATTGCGTCAGCTTGCCATACAGCTGGTGATGCAATGGATGAAATGCAAGAAATTGATCCAGACGCTGATAATAACAATGATATTGTTGCACACAATATGGATATTTTAGACAAGAATGTAGAGCCTAAAAAATGCAAATATGCAGCTCATTTGTTCAAGAAACGTTCTAAAGTAGTGGATTGCAACTACGGACAGTCGGATGCCGGAATTGCACAACAGATAAGTTTCAACGGATCTCCATATTACTCACAAGTGGGAGAAGGGCTTGGTATGGGTGGAACAAATTCTTATCCTATTACTTACTATACTGATGGTCAAGAATATCGTAACCTTTACTATGGGATGACTAATTGGGCAACAAGAAAAGAAAGACTATTGAAAAGAAAAGTTATTTTAAATCAAATAGTTGGCACTTTGTCGATATAAAATAGGTATGCTAAATACTAATATCTGGGGAAAAGATAGATATAAATCAAATTTTAATATTACAAAAGTGATATTTTTGCATATTTTTGAATTTTATCAATAGGATTTAAATGTCAATGTATAAGGGTGCTCAACTTAATTTAGCCAAGGATATGATAGTTGCTCTTCCAGTAGAGGCGGAAGATGATAATGAGGTCGTTCTCTATGATAATATGCCAAGCGCCGAACAAGTTGTAGAAATGCACGCGCCAGAAGGCGAAGCAGGCATCAAAGCCGAATTATCTTTTACTTTACCTTTTTTGCCAGGAGCCGATGATTTGGTCGAAGTTCTGGGCGATGATTTGGTGGTAGAAACAAAAGGTGATAAGGAAGATAAAAAAGAAGAGGATAAGTCTAAAGCCGCCGATCAACCCAAAGATTTGCATTGGGTAAAAGATTATTTAAATAAAATACCCAAACATAAAGGCGAAACGCTTGGCATTGAAAGAGCTAAATCATATTTGGGTAAGGGATTAGGTCTTTTATCTAAAATGCTACAAGACGATCACGAAGGTAAAATAGATATATCACACGCCGAAGATGCCCGCATTTCAATGGAAGATGGTATGGGGCGTTTAGATAAAGAATTAGTGAGACGTAAAAAGAAAGCCGCTCTAAATTCTGGAATTACCAAAGAAGCTCAAAAAATTGCTAGTATTGGTGGAATTATTGTAACTGTGCCTATTTTTATTTCACGTATTGCAAGAGTATGCATCAATGGCACAATATCTGGTGGTAAAGATATAGAGGATTTATTTCGACGTCAAGCAGATAAGTGGAAATTAACAGATAGAGAAAAAGTAGAAGTTATTCAATTAATACAAGATATGGGTTACCCAATGCCCCGTTCAGATAGAGGGTTTATGGTTGATGATAAAGAGCCATACCAACGTTCTTCTGAAAATAATTTTGATTATCCACCCAATTATAACGCCTAATTAGGAGCTTAATGTCTAATAAATATTCACGAAGAGCATTACCCAGTGTAAGTAGAGATGATTCTTCTGCAGAAAAATCTGCCAATAATCCTTCTTGGATTGATGATTTTATTGGTAATTTAGAAAAAACATCCGTCCAATCTCAATCGCAGGCACAACGATCCATTTATGATGATATTTCGGCTATCATAGGTAATACCAAATCTAAATTTTCAAATGTAGATGAAGCTGTTAAAGATCTAAAAGAGCGCACCGGATTAAATGCATTATTGCGAGTAAAAGCTTCACTAGATAGTGAGCCAGAGAGTTTTAAAACTATTCCAGAAATGAAAGTTTTTATTGATAATTATGTTGCAGATCGTCCCGGAACTTCGGTTGAATCCGTATGTCATGAATTAATGAAATTAGATGATGTGCGCAATAAATTACCAGATAGAAGCGATGTAGATGACGGTGTAAAGGCTTATATAAGTAAAAGAATTGGTGAAGCTACAATGCAGCAAGCCGATCATAATAAAGTAGATTTACATCTTGGCAAAGTCGATCAGTCGGCGCCAGCAACAACAGATGACCCGTTATCTATTTGTGAGCCTTTTAAGCAGCAGTAATTTTACTACAATTACAGTTATAACATAAAACTTGCAAACCTAAATTTGTGAGAAAATTATTTTTAATAAGCCATTATATGTCAGACCAAATATTCAATAAGATACGAGATTCATTATTAGCTATGGATCCAGTTGCGTGGTCAGAAAAATATTTAACTCTTGATGGTAAGCCATTTAGATTAACCGCCAGCGGCTATAAGCCGTTAGTTGATATTTTTAGATACATAGGTGTTAAAGCGTTAGATAGAGATGGTAAGCCAGTAGTATGGGTTAAGGCGCGCCAGGTTGCCGGAACAACGACTGCATCTGCATTAGAGATGTATTTTATGGGTTCTGGATTATTTGGCACGGCTAATAATCCTCCTATGAGAATTATTCATAATTGGCCCACTTTGGATCGTGCAGCAGCATATTCAAAAACAAAATTAGCCTCTATGATTGAGTCCTCCATTTTAGTTAATCTTACTAATGGTAAAAAAGGACAAAAACCATATATGAAGTCATTGATTGATACTTCATCACAAGCAAATGATAATATGGGATTTAAACAATTTATTGGTGGTAATCATTTATGGATTGAGTCGGTTGGTTTAGAGGGTTCCAGATTACGTGGAAAAACGGCTGATGTTATGTTCTTTGATGAATGTTTTCCATATGATCAGTATGTTGAAACTACTGATGGAAAAGAAAAAATAGGAAAATTATATGATAATTTCCTTTTAGGAAAAACAACCCCCCTTATTAAATCATTTAATGAAAATACTGAACTTTTTGAATATAAAAAAATAACAAATGCTTGGAACAAGGGAGAAAGGCAATTATTAAAAATAATATGTGGTAATAAAATAATTAAATGTACTCCAAATCATAGGTTTCTAACTGAAAATGGTTGGAAAGAAGCTAATAATTTAACTGTCGGAACTTTATTAAAAACATCAAATGGAACTAATCTTTGTATTCGAGCGGTTAATGATGATCAAATGCAAATTATTTTAGGATCATTTCTTGGAGATGGTCATTTATCCACCTATAAAAATAATAGATATAGATTAAATATTATACATGATATAAAACAAACAGAATATTGTCAATGGAAAGCTGAACAATTTAATTGTAAAACTATAAAAATACAAAAAAATGGTTATTCTAATAAAGAAGCAATTAAATTTTGCACCAAAACATTTGGATTACAAGAAGAATTACCTCTTACTAAAACTACTTGTCCTCAATGGATTTTAGATAATTTAGACGCTCGCGGGATAGCAATATGGTTTATGGATGATGGTAATAGAAATACTTGGAATACTGGGTCTAGCGGATGCATATCTACAAACTCCTTTGATGAAGATAGTCACATAAGATTTGTTGAAAAATTTAGATCATTAGGTATTGAGTGTCATTATAAATTATATAAGGCTTCAAATAATAAAAAATATTTTTCACTATTTTTTAATAAAAAAGGATTTAGCGAATTATGCAATATTATACGACCATATATTCATAAAAATTTATCATATAAAGTAAGTAACTATATTAATAGTGACTATATATGGAATAATGATTATAAATCATATAATTTTACAGTAGTAGATAGTATTGAACTATGTAATACATTGGAAAATGTTTATGATATTGAAATTGCAGATAATCATAATTTTGTTATTGCTCCTTCGAGAAGAAGTAAGAATAGTGGCGGACCAATAGTTCATAATTGTCAAGAAATGCCGCCAGCGGCATTATCTAATTCAACAAAAGTTTTAACTAAAGCACAATATGGAATGCTTGGCGAAGGCGTGCAGGTATTTTTTGGCACACCATTGCAACGGGGCTCTGAATTTTGGCATTTATGGCAACAGTCTTCGCAACAATTTTATCATTTAGGCTGCGAGCAATGTAAAAAAACTTTCCCCCTTTATACGCCTGGATCTAATGATTGGGAATCTATTTGGATTTATGGAAATATAGTTAAATGCACTCATTGTAATTATGAACAAGATCGGTTACAAGCCATTGATCGCGGCAAATGGATTCCATTAAAAGATCCAGCAGAGGCAAAATTCGTTGGATTTCATTTAAATCAATTATATTTGCCAGAATTTACCAAAGAACAGATTATGGATAAGAAGCCAGGTAATTCGGCAATTAACACCGAGCGATCGTATCAAAATGAAATTTTGGGAGAATTTTTTCAAGGTGAAGCTGGAATTATTACTCCAGAAGAAATTCGCATCAAATGTGGCGATCCAGAAAGAAAATTTAGAGGGGCTGTCGCTCCAGGCGAAGAAGTTATCACATTTCTTGGAATAGATATCGGCGCTAAAGCCGATCTGGAACAGTTGGTTAATTCTGATAAAATTAGAGGACAGGGACAAAGTTATAGCACTGCGGTAGTTTTATCCCTTACGGGTCCCGGAAAATTATCTATTGAACACGCTTTTAAATTTAAAAGAAATGATTTAGCGAGTAAAAAAAGCGTTTTAGATGAAGAAATGAAAAGATATAAATGCAAATTAGCAGTTTGCGATATTGGATATGCGCACGATTTTAATGAAATTATGCAAACAGAATATGGTGATAAATTTCTTGCCTCTCAGGCAGCAGGTAGAGTTACAGAAAAAGTTAAATATAATGCAGATATCTTTCCTAAAGTTATTACATTTGAAAGAGATTTTTGGATTATGGAATTATATGAGCAGATGAAGCAAGGTTTAATTAGATTTCCGCTGGGCAGTTATGAACAAATAGCTTGGCTCATTCAGCATTGTGCTAATATGGAAATTAAACCAAGCCTTTCGCGAACCGGAGAAGTGACTCCTCACTATATTAAAGCAGGCGTAAATGATGGATTTATGGCTTTATTAAATGCTTATATAGCATATAAGTTCTTTTTATCTCAAGGTTTTCAAGTAAGAAATTCTTTATTACAAAATGATATTGGAAAGAAAAAACAAGCATCAGTGATGGCTGTTTATTCTTCTAGATAATATTTGTATGATATATATTAAATGACATAGGTTTTAAATGGCAGACAATAATAAATTAGCACCACCTGTAACTCCCCAAATGTATAAAGCTGTTTCTCAATATCGCAGAGAACAACTAGAAGGTGAGGTGCAGCAGGGAACTTTTCGCGATGGTACGGCGAGCAATTCTCGAGGTACTGCATTAGGACCAGCATCTTACGCTGTTAGTGGCGTAAGTGAATTCCAAAAATACGCACAATCTGCAGGAGATTCTGCGGCAAATTCCTTTAAAGGAAGTGTTAATAACTCTACTTATCAAAATCCAGAAGTTTATTCACCGTTATGGCTAACAAGTAATTTAAATTTACCTCGCGATCGAGCTACAATGAATGCTTGGTGTCGCAGCTTTTATGCTTTAAATCCCATTGTGCAAAATGCAATTAATTTGCACAGCACTTATCCTATAAGTAAGCTTAATATTAAATGTCCAAATAAAAAAGTAGAAAAATTCTTTAGTAATATGATTGAAGAAATTGACTTAATGAATATTTGTTCGCAGGCAGCTCAAGAATATTGGCTATTAGGCGAAGCGGTTATCTATGGCGAATTAGATGAGAGAAATGCCAAATGGTCTCGGCTGCATATTCAAAATCCAGATTATATCGTAATTAAACGTTCGGTTATAGCAAGCGAACCGGTTATAATGTTACGACCAGATGAGAGTTTGCGTCGTATTTGTATGTCCAATTTGCCTGCCGATATTGAACAACGCAAACAATTAAATGATACTATTATTAATTATGTGCGCCGCGGACAAAATATTCCATTAGATAATTTATATGTCTCTCATTTGGCTCGTCGTATTAGTCCTTATGAAGTGAGAGGAACCGGATTGCCGGTAAGTATTTTTCGCTCTTTAATGTTATTTGATATGATCAAAGAGTGTAAATTTGCACAAGCGCAAGATATGATCAATCCTATGAGAATTGTTAAAATAGGCGGCGGCACATCTGATTATCGCGCTAGTCCGGTAGATTTAGACGCTTGGCGTGAAGTGTGGTCAGCCGCAACTTCAGATAAAAATTTCAAAATTTTTACTCACGATGCTGTAACTGTTGAAACAGTAGGCGCCGGAGCCGGCATATACGATACAACTAATGACTTTGCGCAGTTGTTAAAAGAAATGTATGCCGGTCTTATGATTCCTCAAATTGTTATTGAGGGTGGCGGTGATATTAGCTATGCTAACGGTGGAATATCATTGGATGTTTTGCGTCAACGCTATATGCAATTTAGAAATATGATGTCAGCCTGGTTGCGAAAAAAGATTTTTCAACCCATTGCTAAACTAAATGAATTTTATGATTATGTGGATGGTGAAAAAACTTTAATTATTCCAGAAATTGATTGGAATCATATGAGTTTATTTGATCTTGAATCATATGTTCAGAGTCTAAAAGATTTAACCGGCGAACAAAAGAGAGTCTCGGTTCATACTTTATATCGCTCATTAGGCTTAGAATGGGAGGAAGAGCGCCGTAAAATTCGTAAAGAAGACATAGCGGATGCTATTCGTGAAAAAGAACAAGCATCTCTAAAACAAATGAATTTAAATGAATTGCGCACTCTTAATGAAGAGGATGAAATTCCGGAAACCTTAGACGCTCCTCTTCCAGGCATGAGTCCTTACGATGAGCCCTCTGGCGGCGGTGGTGATGGTGGTGGTGGTGGTGGAATGCCTGGACTTGAAGCGCCCCCAGGATTACCTCCTCCCCCTGAAGCTGGCGGTCCCGCATCTCCGCCCGCACCATAATTATTTAAGCTTCAATACTCCATAATTTTGCATTCTTCTGAATTATAGTCTCTTGAGGTTTTTAAATGGATAAGTTCGCTCAAAAACGATCATTACGTAGTAGGGTTTGGGAAACGGCTAACCTTTCAGGTAAAGCGTTAGAGTATCGTAACGATGAATTTGCAGCAATAATGCAAAAGATGAGAGATGTTGATAAAGAAATTAGAGATATAGCTGCAGATGTTAGACCTCTTATTAGATTTGCAAAATCCAACGTACGTCAACGTGATTATTTAAATGCAGCTCATCAAATTACCGGATTTCATGCCCGCGTAAGAACCATTGCTCATATTTTAGAACAATTTTATAAAAATATTGAAATAGGCAATTATGATTACTTTTTAAGTGATTTTGAAGGTCCGGAGCAAGAAGAATTATTTCAATACGATCCTGATGCCGCTATTAAAGAGGCTTGTGAAGAGTTTGACGCTTTAGTTAAAGAAGCCGGTATTCTTGATTGGACGAAAGAGAAATTTTTATCAGGCAAAGATATAGTTACAGATACGGCGGCTAATATTTTAACTGGCAAAGGTCTCTCACGTCGGTTGTTAGAAAAAAGATTCAATACTGATTTCGTTAAAAAAATTAAAAATTTAACGACAAATTTAGTGCAAAAATCAGATAAAATGTTAAGAGATCTTTTATCAATATTTAGCGAATTAGAGAGTGGCGTATCTCGACGCAATTCAACGCTTTATATTGCTAAATCCAAAGACTTTGTGGCAAAATTTAAAGCATATCATAAGGTTTATACACATTATCGTGCAGAAGTTATTGAACCGTTGAAACAACATAAGGCGGCTAAAGCGGCACAAGCCTTACAAGAACAACAGCAAAAACAACAAGACTATAATACGCGCACACCTCAAACATATGATGATTTTAATATCAAACAAGTTGAGGAAAATGATCGATATGAGCAAAGTATTAAAGAAAAAACTCCTCCAACGCCTCCAACACCTTTTGTTGCTCCACCGCTACCAGGACAACCTGTAGTGCCAAAAAACCAAATAAATGAATTGTCTTTTGAAGAGTGGAAAAAGCAACAGCCGAAACCGCCGGAGAATGAAGAAAAAACTAAAAAATTAGACGAATTTGAAAAAACGCAAGGTCCAGTGGATGAATTCACTACAATGGATCTGCCTCATCCGGTTACTAAAAAAACACATATGGCATTTCTTGATCAAATTTCTATTTATGCAAATCAAAATAATTCATCATTATTTGTTAATGAATTATTAAAATATTCTGCACAACTAGAAGATACTAATTCGGAGGCAAGTGCCAAATTACTCACCATAGCCCATAACGTTATAAATAATTATAAGACTGCGGGCATTTTTGATTTTTTAAAATCAAAGCCGGCTGTAACTAGTCCGGCAGAAGAAGTTGAATTGGGAAAGACGCCTCCAACAGGCACTCCTCAAGTTCAGCAACCGATGCGATCCGGATTACAATATGTTGCACCAAAGCCACAAGAATTAGTTGAGGAAAGGCAAAATTTTTTACGCCCACCTACGCTTGATTTGCCTGAAGGGCGCATAGATAGATCATATACTGATCTTGGTTTATTAAGAGCTATTACTCCTGATAAAATGAGAATTACACCAGAGACAACAAGAACGGTCATAAAAGATTTTGCAACACGTTTGGGTATTGTTCAGAGATTTACTAGTTTAGAACCCTACATAGAATCTATAGAACAAAATTTAATTCCACTAATGAAACAAGCCATATATAATGGTTGGGTTACGCACTCCGATCCTGTAATGGATGAATTTAATCCACGAGATAAGTCTATAGAAATATATACAAGAATTAATTTAGCTGATATTAATACATATTTATCTGGTGTCGCTAAATTGCATATTAAATGCAGAGTTTCGGCTACAAAAGGTATGTTAACTATTCGAAGTATAAAAAGACAATTTGGAATAGAGGCAGCTAAAATTCCACAAACAGATGAAGAATTAGAACAACCCGAGGGTGTTGGCGATGAAGATTTTTCAGATCAAATCGACCAATATAATGAAGACTAATGGCAAACCTAGGTGCAAATTTTTATCCCAAATTGGTGCAGATTGCCTCTGAAGTAGGCATGAAGCCGGAAGATATAATTGCAATTATGGCTTCCGAATCAGGAATTAATCCTAATATTCCCAATCAAGCCGGAGCCCACGTAATTGGATTAATTCAATTTTCAGAGGGAACTCTAAAAGGCTTAGGATATGATAAAAATTGGAAAGAATTTGGAAATGTATCAGCCATAGAGCAATTAGATTATGTAAAAAAATATATTCAAGCTCAAGCAAACTTTAATGGCAGACCACTTGAATCCGCAGCAAAATTTTATATTGCCACATATTTGCCAGTTGGATTACGATTACCAGGCATACAGCGCAATGATCCTGATGCAATATTTGTTGAAGAACATCCAGAAACGATTAGAGTTGGTAATCGCGTATGGAGTAAAAAGTATTATGATATTGGTGTTAAACTTGATCCTAATTTTGAATCAAAAGCATATAAAGAAAATAGCTTATTTCACGGCTCAATGCCCGGAGTTATTAGATTAAGAGATATGCAAGCTCAAGTCGATCGAACCAAATCAAGATCTACTTATCAAAATGCTATAAAAGCCATGCATAATGCTACCGGCGTACAAGTTAGTGATACCCATGCGCCATCGGCAGCAGTGCCAACGCAATTACAACCCCAACAATCATATTGGGCATCTTTTATGAACAAATTAATGGCACTAATGAGTAAATTTATTTCTGCATCTGAAAGTAATAATTATTCAATATTAAAGAACTCTTCATATCCTTATACTTCAAAAGAGCTGATGCGCGTCGCCTCGCGGTTTGATTTACATTTACGAGATAAAAAATGAGTAAAATAAACGCATTATTACCAACCTTAAAAGAAAAATTATTAGAAATTTCCATTGGCGATGATTACGAAGAGCTGGTAATGAGCGATCACGTAAAAAAAGTTAACGGTGTAATTTATGGGTTTTTAAAAGATATAGTAGATGACTTTATAATTCTTGATTGTTTTTATATTAATAAACAAAATGAGATAAAATCTGGTAATATTATTTATATAAATACTTGGGCTATTAAAGCCTTTACAGAAGTAAATAGTAGTGGTAGTTTGAATGATGTATTGTTGGGTTCTGGGCATACAAGAAAAATTAAAGCAATGTTAGGGTTTAATGATTAATACACTGTTAATCCATAGCTCATTATTTGAAGAGCTGTGCAAAACAGACGCCATAGGTTTATCTAAAATAGCTATTATTAAAAAAATACCCAAAGGCTATTGGGGAGTATATTCTAAAAAAGGTAAGCTTTTAGGTAAATTTAAAACTAAAGCGCAAGCCGTTAAACGATTGCGTCAAATTGAATTTTTTAAACATAAAAAAGCCAATATTACTAATGAAGAGATTACTTATTCTTCACTTATTAGACAAATAACTGCTAAATTTCCACCAGAAATATTAAAACAATTTAAACAAATTTATAAAAATGTATTTGATAATGCATTAATAGAGGAAGAAAGTAATCCAGAGGAATTAGCATTACAAGAAGCATTAAAATTTATAGATAGTTTAGAAGATAATTTAGCTAAAGTAGCATCAGCCATAGAAATGGGAGATCCGTCTTATGCTGGAAAATATATAGCCGAAATTATCAAATTTCTTATGAGACGCATATCTCGAGAACGTCGAGAAAAATCTATTAATGGGCTAAAGAAAAAAATATATATGTTAAATGAATATAATATTTCTAATAAAAAAATCCCAGCTTCTGCCAGTATTGGACAAGCAATATCATTAACTAAAAATATTTTAATGATGCATTCTCCAAATTATGTAAGAGCTGTATTAAATAGTATAGTAAGAAATTTATAAAATGAAAAATTTTCATCAAGTTAAAACTAATCTTTTTAGAGGGGGCAAGCCCTCTTTATCGGATATTGTTGCCTTGAAGAAAAAGTTTAATATTAAAAAAATTATTTCACTTGACGAGCAAGCGGGAGAATTTATTAAACCACTTTGTAAAAAATTAGATATTGAGCAAATAATAATTCCACTTAATTGTCACGATAAAAATAGTGTTAAATATTTATTAAAACATAATATCTATAATTTAATAGATGAGAAAGTTCCAACTTTTGTGCATTGTCTTCACGGCAAAGATCGTACTGGCTTATTTATTGGATTAGTGAGATGCTTATTAGATAAATGGAATTGTAAAAAAGCAATTAAAGAAGCCAAACATTTGGGTTTTGGAATGCGTATTGATAACAAGATGGAAAAATTTTTTATAAAACTTATTTGTCAAGCAGATAAAAATATTGATACCAATAATGCTTATGATATTGTAACTAATACGCACGATGGAAATGAAACATCAAGAGATTATACTCTTGATACGCAAGAAAGAGGGTCTTGGGCTCCTTATGCGGACCCCGCTATTAGAACATATCCATTAGCTTTTACCGATACTTATTATACTGATAATCCAGAACAGACCAGAGAGAATTACGGCTTAAAAGACATTAATGATGAAGAGATGAAATCTACTCAAATTCCAGCAGTTGGCGTTTTTGATCAGAATACGCAAATAACTAATATGGTTGGACCATCGGTAATAGGCGGAGGATTTGTATAATGTTTAAAAAACAAGCCTATAATTCAATGCTGACGTATCAGATTTCTGATAGTGAAAAAGAGCGAGCCGAAAAAGCTATGCGATGGTTTAATCATTGTTTAAAGATTGTAGAACAATGCGATAAACATTTAAATCTTATTTATAATCCATTTAAGAAAAGCCCAGATACTACTCCAGAAGTAATTTTTAAACATCGTGCTATGTTACGTCGTTATAGAGATAAGGTTGTTAATAATTTTAATAAATTTAAAAAAGCAGCCTTTAAAGCCTATGTTATAATGCAGCCTTTTACATCTGATACACAAACTGAAAAATTATTAAAATCATTTGTTGCTTCTATTGAAGATATTGAAATTCAGGTAAATAGATTTGTAGATTTGTTTGACAATTTACAATCAGAAGATTTCTCTAAAGGCGTAATTACAGCCATTGATAATATTAAAAAAGAAATAGTTCAATTAGAACAAATTGTTAATGAAAGAGTTAAAAACCATTTACAAACTAACATTTTGGCAAGAAATTGGGTTGATAGTATAAGTAATGAATTACAAGAAAAAGTAGAAAAAAAATCGCCACTTGTAATGCAATTAGTTGAAGATCGTGTGAAAATGCGAGACGAGTCAAGGCATTAAGGTAATATTTACCTATTTTAGGAGAGACATTATGATAATTAAATATGGCGATGTTGAAAATATTAATGTTATACAGCCTCTTGATCTAACAGATGAAGAGACTCTAAAGAAATTAGAAGATCTTAAAGGCGAAATGAATAAAGAACAACCACAGCAAGTTAACCAGGAACAAGGATAACTAATGTTTATCAAAATAGGCGAGTTATCAGAGATTACTTCTAATAATGTTCAAACAGTTGAGTCAGTATTGGCAGAGCTAAATGATACGGAAATTAACGAGCATTTTAGAAAATTTGCTACGCAATTAAAGCGTATTGCTCCCAAAGCAGAAGATTTTCTTTATTTTTCTGCCGTTATGATGACTGCCGCAGAAGCGTCGTCGCTTAATACAGATGGTACGACTAAATTAACTAAAGACGGTTCTCCTGTTGCGGTCAGTTGGGATATCTCTGCTAACGGCTCTTGGAAGTGGGTTTCTAATGATTCGTCTATTAAAGCATATAAAAATCATAATGGTGATATTTTTGCCGAAGCAGAATTGCTTAAAGCTTATAAAAAATGGGTTGGTAAGCCATTATGCGTCGATCATAAGTCCGATCAGGTAGACTCTATTCGTGGTATTATTCTTGATACCTACTATGATCGTCTAAATAAGCGTGTAATCGCACTTTGTGCTTTAGATAAGGTTTCATATCCAGAATTAGCCAGAGGCGTTACAAGCGGCTATAAGACCTCCGTATCGATGGGCACAAGAGTAGGTAAAGCTATCTGTTATGATTGCGGACAAATTGCCACCACAGAGCGTGAATTTTGTCAACATATGCGTAATAAATCTTGCTACGGCGAAATCAATATTGATCTTGATCCAATCGAACTTTCTATTGTTGTAAATGGCGCAGATCCACAAGCTAAAATTCGCACAATATTAGCCGCTGCTAATAATTTACGACATAATCTTGAAGTAAAAGAACAAGAATTAAAAAAATTATCAATGGATGAAACATCTGTTTCTAAATTCAAAGAATTAGAAGATGATTTAAAATCCATATCCGAAAAATTAGCCAATTTAAAGGCTAATTTAGAGAAAACTGACGTTAGTGAAGCAGATACTGCCGCCTACGGTCAGACCGGTGATTTAGCCGTAAAAGAGACGGATCTGCCTAATACTGATGCAGCTCTGAATACTCCGGCACGATTTGCATCTAATAATAATGCATTAAGAAGTGAATTGCAAGATTTGAGAAATTCTATCAATTCAAAGTTTCAAGATATGGAAAAGAGTTTAATAACTTTATCGCATAAAATCAAAGAGGAAATTATGTCTGTTAATTCAAATAATGGGATGAACAAAGAGGGCTACTTCCAAGGTGCTGGTGGCGTAAACGAACCCACCCCACACCAAGTCAAATATCCCAAAGATCCAAAGAACGAAAAGGATCGTAACACAGAGGACAAGCATATGCTTGGTGCCGATAGTATGGGACCAGTTGATGGAATGCATCCCGGCGATAAAGAACGTAAAGAAATGGTGCAACGAGCTGAGATAGAAGAACGTACGTTTCGTCGTACGTCCGCTCTACAAAGAGCCAAGGAGAACCTGATGAAATCTAAAGAGGCATATTTTCAGGGCGGTGGCGAAGGTAATGAGCCTACCCCAGGAAAAGTTAAATATACAAAAGATCCACTTAATGAGAAGGATCGTAATAAAGAAGATAAACAAATGGTCGGCGCAAAGCCGTTCCCAGGTGTTGGCGCCGTAGACGGTCTTTATGGCGACGATCTAAAAGTGAAAGAGTTGCACAGCCGTGCATCTCTCAAAGCTAGATTTGTTCGCGTGGCGAATGAAGATGGCACACAAGATTTAGGTCAAAGTGGTTGGGAGGTTTCACGTGATGGTGAGGCTCTCTTTACAGCTACGGTTGACGAAATTACCGGTGGTAATGTTGACGGACTCTACGAAGTAGTGGCAACTAAAGAATTTGCTACTAAACTTTTAGAAAAAGTCTATAAAGTCGGCGCCGAAAAAGCAGCTTCACTTTATAAAAGCTCACAAGCTGTCGCTGGTATGGGCGCAATGCCCGAAATGCCACCTGACGCCGGTGGAGCTGCCCCAGCCCCTCCAATGATGGGCGCAATGCCTGATATGGGCGCTCCCGCTGCCGCTCCTGGAATGCCAGAAGACGCAGAAGGCGATCCTAAAGAAATTGCTCTTAAACTTGCTACAGAAATGCGTGATCGCGCCTCTGATCTATTAGAGGCTGTTCGCGTATTAACCGGTGAACAAGCTGAAATGGGCGAATTAGAAGGCTTAACTGAAAAAGCAGCTTCTACCGAACTTAAGCCTCTTGTTAAAATGAAACGCACTCTTAACGCATCATTAATTGTCGGTATGAAGAAAGCTATCGCCGAACTTAATGAACATCGTGAAGAGTTAAGTCTCATCTCTGACATTCTTGATGAGGGCACAGTAAGCAACGATTATACCAATACCGTTGTTGAAGAGGCTTTTGTTGATGCCAAGAGTGCACTTGCCGATGTTCATAACCTGATGGGCGCATTTGTTAAATATGCCCGCGGTTCAGAACAACTTGCAAAACAAGCGCAACTTGCTCCAGTTAATCCCGGACTTCCGGCTCCAGGACCATCAAATGCAGCTGACGATGAAAATGATGCAGCATTTGAGGAAATGATGGCTGCTGATTCAGATCCGTCAGATTCAGATCCATCAGACGGAGATGACGAAGATGGTAGTGGCGAAGTTGGCGAAGGCGAAGAGGGCGAAGAGGGCGAAGAGGACGAAGATATGAATGATGTAAATGTCGATCCAGAGAAATTGAATAAATTGCTTGCATTTGACGTATCTACTAAAGAAGCCCGCGCTGAAACGCGAGCCAAATTAGCCGCTCAATCGGTTAACTTTAATCCAGTTCTCAATGATGCACATAAATTATCTGACGGTCAGACACAATTAGATGTCAAGCCCTCCGGTGATCTTGGGTATGTTGAAACAATTGAAGAACGACACAAGGCTATGTTAGATGTTGCCGAAGCCGGACCAAAAGTTCGTAAAGAGGCGGCTCGCCTTAATGAGCTTATTGTAGAGGGCAAAGTTGCCGCATCTGATCTTGATCAGCTTGTTGCACAAGGGCTCGATGCTGCAGTAGCCAAATACTGGAAGTCATTTTATGGCGAGATGGGTAAAGAGGGTGCAGAATTTGCCACCGATCTTCTCAAAGAACACGCAAAGGCTCAAATTGAAGAAGAAGTTAATACCTTCAAAGTCAAGATTGCCCGCGCATACGAATTAACCAATGAAATGGTTCGTCGTGGTCTCGTTGCCGATGAGCGCTCAGCCATTACAGCACACGTAGAAGATATGATGTCTTGGAATGATGAGGGTTTTGAAGCAATGAAACGCGTTGTTACAAAACACCCACTTCGTAAGTCTGCATCCTTTCCACAAGTTGGAATGATTGGTTCCGGCGATACAGTGTCGCAGCTTCAGCCTGAAGCAACTCTTCAAGATGCTTTAGACCAGGCATTCGGTAATCGTAGATACTAATAAAGTAAATAATAGGAAAACTATGAAACAGAATAATATGTATGATATTGCTTCTAATATGGACGCAATATTAAAAGATCCTGAATACAAAAGTATGTTTTCATCGTCTGCTGTTCTTGAAAAGTTAGCTTTTAAAAGAGTTGCAGATGAAGATCAACCTACCGAAATCGAAGTTGAACTTTCTGCCGAATTAATGGGAGAGCCATTAGAGGTTACAGCTGCTAAAAAATGTAAAGTATGCGATAAGCCGATTAAAGGCACTTGCAAATGCGCTAAAAGTGGCTGTGAGGGTAGTTGCAAAAAAGGCTGCACTTGCGGATGTAAAACAAAAAAGGCTGGGGTTGAAATGAATGATATGTTAATTAAATCTGCATTTGATTCTTTATTAAGCGCCTCTTCTGATTTAGAAGAAGCTGGTTTGGAAAACTTATCAGCTAATACTCTCATTCTTATGAATCATCTTATCGTTGAGGCTAAAAAAGCCAAAATGAGCAAAGAAGATAAGGCAAAAGCAAAAGCAAAAGCTGATGAAGCAAAAGCCAAAGTAAAGGCAAAAGCTGAAGCAGAAAAAGCCAAGAAAATGAAAGCGGATGCCAAGGCTAAAAAAGATATGAATGATGCCAAAGATGCGAAAGCAAAAGCCAAAGCAAAGATGGAAGCTTTGCGGGCACTTAAAGATTCAAAAAAAAAGTAAGTAATGCTGCTGGTGATGCCACCAAAATGAAATTGCCAGCAAATTTTAATGAAATATTTGAAGCTTTTTTAAGGGAGAAAAAATCATTTAAGCGAGCAGAAGAGCTTACTGGCGAAACAGGGATGTTCGAAACTTGTATGTTAGAACAATTGGAACTTGAATCTGAAGGTAGAGATGAAGTTACAAAAAAACAATATTATCCAGGCTGGACGCACAAACAGTTGAAATTTTTGCTACAATGCTTAAGAGCTCAGGAAATTTAATGTTTATTAAAAAATCTTTTGTTGATGAAATTGCTAATTCTATGGAACGTCAATTAGTTGATGGCGTTATAAATAAACGGGCTGCACAAGAAGAGCAGCTTGTTAAGGCGGCAAATTATTTAAATGCTGCAGCGGAGATTTTTGATGAATCTGGATTGGGCGTTCACGCCGAGCTAATCACTGCAGTATTAGAGTCATTAGCTGCTAAAAAATCTAAAAAGAAGAAAAAAGATAAACCAAAAGCCAAGTCAGCCCCCAAAGCAAAAAAAGCCCCTTCCAGCGAGAAGATGGTTAAAAATTTAAAAGAAAAAGGCTGGGTTTTTGACGAATCTGATGCAAATGATGCAAACTTCATAGATGATAACTGCGCCTTATGTGGCGATATTTCATATTCTAAAGATAAAAAAAGAGAACACTGGCATCTAGATAAGCCAAATGATCCTAATCATACCTCTAGATTTACTGGTTCTAAAGAAGAGTTAGATAAACGTTTACACGTTACAGAACCATTTAGTGGTAAATGGAATACTCACGGACCATATGAATCTCACGATGAGTTGGAAAAAAAACATTATCCAAATTGGTTTAAAGGCGATGGGTCAATAAAAATATATGATGATTCTGATGCTAAAGACACCGACGAACCGGTAGATGAATCAGAATTACTGTCTATGTTAGATGATTTTAAAACTCGTTCAGGAGACGAGGATTTTGAAGATGAGGATTTAAACGATCCAGATACGTTTTCAGAAGAAGCATATCATCCAGATTTTAAATTGAATAAAGTTGATTTAGAAGATGCAGCATATCCAGATTTACACGAAGAACCTATGCAATTCAATGTAAGACGCGATCCTATTCAACAAAAACAAAATGAAGAATATCGTCGTATGTTGGATGATGAAGATGCTGAACTCGACGATCTTGGCGGCGCGCTAACGCATCAATTAAGACAAGATCGACGCAAATCTATGGGGTTACCTTTGGCTCCCCGCCCATCCGGCCCGCGCGGCTGGGATACTGAATAAATTCAATATTTTTCATTTATAAATTGTTTAAGGACCAAAGAAACTGCATCGATTTTATTTCTTTTTAAAATATTTTTAACTGATACATTAGAAAGAAAACCACATTTTCGCGCAGTTTCATTCAAATTTTGACAAGAATGATAGATAGTTATTACAATTTGTTCTTGTTTTTGTGAAAATTTTACACTCATATGTGATATATAATAAGTAGTATAGTGGTATTGTAAAGTAAGGAATTATATGCTTCGTTTAATTAGTGTTGGCAATAGTCTTCCATATAGTTGGCCAGTTGATATTAGTGCAACGTTTACGCCTGGGAACGTGGCTCAATTAACAGCATCAGGCAATGCAGTTGTAGCTACCGTTTCTAATGGAACGGCTCCTATTGGTATTATAGATGATATCAAAACCAAGGCTTTTACCTCCGTATCTTGGGATGAATTGGTTGTTGTGCCCGCCGTAGGCGTTCCTGGACCCGGTGGCACATTAATTACAGATGTTGAAATTAAAGCAGAATTACGCAATCCTAACATCTCTCCGGATAGCTTTGTCTCTATTCCGGTTAGCGTTCAATTAATTCCCCGAAATGGTGTAGTTATTTTTCCAGTTGGCACCACATTAAATCTTGACGACGGCGGCACCGGCACTTTTAACTCCATTAAGACTAACGTTAGATATACATATCAAATTCCAAATATTATAGGCGATGATTCTACGCAAGGATCGCATAGAGTTACTGTATGGTTTCAGCGTGGCATCTATCAAACAGATGTATTTGATACTGCCGCCTCATATCCACTAAATGCAAATTTGTTTGTGAATGAAAAAGGAATGTTGACAACGACGCAACCTACGCCGAATCACCCTTCAGTTGGATTGGTTACAAGTCCTCCGACCCCGCTTTTTTCGTGGTTGGAGTTCCTTTATTTGTGACTATACAATATTTTGAGTGATATGGCGAACTTAAATGTAACGCTCCCGGATGTAAAATAATTGGAATTTATAGAGATTATCTTATTGTAAATGATATTAGATATTGTGCTAAACACGGATCACGTATTAAAAGAAACGGAACTTTAGAAACCAAACCAGCATTTAAATATAGTGAAAGTAATCCTATGCCAGAAGATGTAAGAAAAAAATGTGGAATTGCTAACATTGGAAAAAAAGCTCATAATAGACACGAATTCACAAAAGAAGAAATTTATTCTATATTGAATGATAAAAAACCAATTGCTAAAATAGC